GACAATCCCAAATTGTAGTCATGCACTCCAGCTCGATACAAAAATGAGCAATGCAAATGCTCGACTTGCTGCCGTCTGTTGATGATTAGCCATTGTGGGTTTGGCTCGCTGTTTATATTCTCAATCTTGCCAGTTGGACTGGTATCTTGATAAAGCAATGGTGGAGTGAGTATCGAGCCACCGACTGCACCAGCATTGCTGAAAATGGCAAAACTCAGCAATGACCTCAAAACATCAGACTCTGGTATGGCATCATCATCCATTCGCCAAACCCATTTGTATCCCATGGTGTTGGCAGCCTGGTGGTTGTAATGGGTGCCCTTTTTGGCAGCAAATAGCCACTCCCATTTGATGCCTTTGATGTCCATCATTTGGAATAAATTTCGGTAGATCAGCTCATTCCTGACATCCCTTGGATTGTCGTTATCATCAAAAATGACCACCTTGTCTGGCCGTTTGGTCTGATTGATGATGGCCGCCAAAGCCAGTGGCAGCGTTGTGTCATATCTGCCTCGAGTGCCAATGCTGCAAAGTACACTATCCACGATCAAACCTCGCAATCATTAAATTAAAGTGATTGTCTTGGCTGATGGCCACTGGCAAATCAGATATCCGACCATGCTGATCAATGTAGTTGAATTCAAAGCCAGGGAAATTGGTTTCATTAAGGCCATGCAATTTGTGATGTTCGCCCCAAAAGCCTGGTGGCTCATTCCATGGCACTGTGATGAGCAATCGCTTGGTATGCTGCTTTAATCGTTCCACCAGCTCGAGGCCATTGTCCAAATGCTCGATCACTTCAAATGCAATGATGGTATCGAATTTGGCCAATTCCATTTGATTGATATCAGTGCATGAGAATTTGACGTTATCGCCCCAATTCTGATCATGCGCTACATCGATGATGATCGGGTCATAATCCAGCCCCAGATAATTAATATCGTTGGGTAGGAATTGGCAGCCATATCCTGTGGAGCAGCCGACCTCGAGGATATTTTTGCCGTATAGATTTTTATTGGCCCAAATATACCTCGATGCCTCCCTTGGCAATACTGGATCGTTTTTTAGAAAAACTGCACGTTCATAATTGTTCGTGAGTTTCCATCGATAATATTCTGGATTATGTTGCTTGGCAAAATTTAACTCATTGATCAAGAGCATTTGCTCCCATTGTTTTGTATTCATATTGTTTTGTGGTTTGTTTTATGGTGTGGGTGTTGGAGTAGGTGTTGGTGTTGGTGCTACATAATTTGGATCGTGAGGCCAATCATTCCATATTCTTGGATCAAGATTACCTGACGCAATAGTTTCTGGAATGTCTCTTAGGGCTTGTCTGTAAGTAGCCCATTGTGCTTTTTTGGTGTTGGGATTATCAGTAATTTGGGTATAGTCACTAGCATTCAATAATGCGTTTCTAGTGGCTTTGATACTAGCCAATGCTGATGCTTTGTTAGCAGTAATTTGATCAGCAGTCAATTGCACCACTTGCACCAAATCAACCATGCCATTATTAATAATTGGGTTTGATGGTTCTAATGCTTGCGTAAGTGGATCGTAATTTAAATACAAATTACATGGCAAACATGAATTTTCTGTCATCCATTCAGGATTTGGGCCTGATGATGGAAAAGACACATTAGAAAACAATTCCCAGTAATCACCCACTTGAGTGACTGTGTTGTTAGAAATAATTGCAATTTTCATGTGTTACCTCAATAGTTGGGGAAAGCAGATGTTGGGGGTGTGAAGTTGGATGTGTACCTTGCATATCCATTAGTAATTCTAAAATCATCTATGTATCCATTTAAAAAAACAGAATCACCTGGACTTGCTCCAACATTTAATAAAGCACCTGCTTCATAAACTTGAGTTGTTGTTCCTGAAGCAATGCTTGTTCCATTTCTGTACAAAGTTAAAGTTGAACCACTTCTAACTGCTGCAACATGATACCAAGTAGAAGCAGACCACCCACTTGCAGAACCTTGGTTAATGTCAACAGTTCCACTAGAAAAATACCATCTTAATCCAACAGATGTATTGAATAAAAATAACAAATTTGATGCTGAACCAGATGTTCCATAAGAAATTATGGGTTGAGCTGAAGAAACATTATTAAAATAAACCCAACATTCAATTGTAAAATTACCATTAAGTGTTATTACAGGACTTGAGGGTGTTTGTAAATAATCAGTAGACCCATTAAAACTCAAAGAACCAGTACCATATTTTTTAACACTTGTACTGATTTGCGCTGAACCAAGTGTTATCCAATCTGGCATCATGGCATTGTCGTAAATGCCAGCATTTTGCATACTTAATAAAAGACTTGTATTTGTTATTGCTGTTAATGGTACTGTAGGCGGTGTAAATGCTGAAGAATAAACTTGCGTTCCTTTGACAACCCTTAAATCTGTAATGTATCCTGGCACATAAATATTTGATTGTTTACCAATTGTAAGATTACCAGTATTTGTCCAAGAAGTTGAATTTGTAACATTTGCTCCTTGTTGACCATTGATAAATATGTATAGTGTTGAGCCAGAAGACCCTCTTGTAACAGCCACATGATTCCAAGCATTTGCTGTTAAAGCAATTGATGAAGTTGCAATTACAACTGCATTATTATTTACGTCAATAGACAACCCTGAAGTTTGTACATCAATTACAAAATCATTGGTGGTGCTTCCCGTTGTAAAAGGAGATGCAAAAGCAGGAAAAGTTGCCGTTGGGTATATCCAAAATTCAACTGTGAAAGCACCAGAACCAAAAGCAAATGCAGAATTGCTAGATGCAGTTAAATAGTCTGATGAACCATTTAAATATCCACTACCACCATAAACGCTTGTTGAATATGCTTGTGATGATGTAGGTAAAAATGGGTTAAATCGTTGTACTGATGGTGCGCCACTTGTTGTTATTGTAAAATTGTTTGTACTGTTATCAATAAAACGATTAGATTGACAAGTCAATAATTGTGTATTTGTTATGGCAGTCAATGGTGTTGTTGGAACAATAAAATTACTTGTATAAACTCCAGTTCCATTTACGACTCTAAGATTGGAAATATAACCATTTAATAGATATGAACCTCTACTTACTCCTTGTCCACCTATTACTGGTGCGCTTGCTCCATTTACATAAGTATTTGTATCAGAATATGTAGAACCAACTTGCGTTCCATTTAAAAACATTTTAGTGTTAGAACCAGATTTTGAAACTGCAATGTGACACCAAGTATTAGCTATCAAAGCAGAAGCAGAACTAGAAATTACATTAGCATTGTTTACATAAAAATTAAGTGATCCATCGCTACCACTATAAATTGATGGATAATACCCATTTGTACTTGCTGGTCTAGAATCATACAAATTTATTTGTGTTGAATATGAGGTTGAATAAACCCAAAATTCAATAGTAAAAGCACTTGTTCCAAACGCAAATGATGATTGACCACCAAGAGTTAAATAATCAGTTGACCCATTAAAATAATTGCTCCACAAAGTGCCATAAGGAGTAAATGACCCTTGTGTTGGTGTACCTTGTTTTGTAAGACTAAACGCATTAGTAGATGAATCTACAAACGTATTGTTTTGAGCACCATTAGTCCCATCACCATGCAATAACGTAGTGACGTAATTAAACTGTGGGTCATAAGCTAATGCAACACTAGCATTAGTTGTTTTTCTAGAACTAAACATTAGAAATTCAATCCATAAACAGAACCATAGGTATTTGTGCCATCTTGGTAAAAATTGAAGATGTCATACTTACCAGATGTTGAAGTTGCAGTAGGTGTTGTACCACCTGCCCATTTCAGCGTACCACCACCAGCCCAAGTCAATGTGTATGAACCTGAATAAGTCACAATGATGGTAAAAGATTTACCAGCCACAGAACTTGGCAATGTAATTGTTCCATTGGCATTTAAACTAATCTCTTGAACAGTACCATTAGCCAAACTGATTGTGAATGCTGAACCTGCTGATGGAGCGTACAAAGTCTCAACATAATTGGTAACTGTCGGATTGGTAATGCTTGGGTTGGTCTGCAATACTACTGAACCAGATCCTGTGGTGGATCCAATGCTGCCAGAGTAGCCACTGTATCCAGAAATACCTGATGCACCGCTATAGCCTGAAATGCCTGATCCTGAATAGCCAGAAATCCCACTGTATCCAGACAATCCATTGGTTCCGCTATATCCTGACAATCCGCTATATCCTGAATATCCACTAATGCCTGATACACCAATAGTTTTGGCATTGCCATTGGCATCAAATACACCATCAATTGACCAATTATCTCCGACCGCCAATGTCATCTTTTGAATATTTCTGAGAGTGCCAGAATTGTTCAGCGTCACAATGATGGTCACTGGTGCAGTGTCATTGTTCTCGATGAATATGGATTTGATCAATCTGCGAGTGGATGCAGCTGGTGCAGCCACCATGGTCACTTGGGTGGTGCCATTCAGCTGGCCATCGCTCGACCCTTCCACGAATGTGGTGCCATTGTCATCAGAGTATGCAGTCACAAATGATGGATTGGTGGTCGCTGGTGCCCCAGTCATGGCCACTGTGATCGTCTTGCTTGTTGTATCTAAAACTAACATTTTGAACCCTTATCTTGAAATGAACCAGGCAAATGCCG